GTCCTCGGAAAGCGCATCCAAGGCAACGTAAGCGGCAATAGCAAGCAGGAAGTCGTCTGTGCGCTCAGGCGCGTCCTGCTCAACTTCATTACGGGCCGATGCAATCTCGGCCCCGGGAACCGCGGGCATCGGGGTAATCGACACCTCGCGAAGCTCGATTTCGGTAAATCGCTCGACTGGCTGACCGGCGACCGTTACCATTTCGGCGGACCGGGGGATAAATCCGATAGAAAAGCCAGTCGATGCACCCGACGCGAGGACCGCCTTGACATACTCAAGGGCGGACCGGCCCTCTGCGGTATCAAAGATATCCGCCGTCATAATGAGTGCATCGCCGGCATCTTCCATCTTCGTAATAACGCCGACGTGCGCCTTCGACGTGCGTTCGTGGTCCATTAGGAGCGGCACCTTACGAGCGGCGACGCGCCCATCGATAGACCGCTTGGCGCACTTTCTGGCAAACATCGTCCCGTACGAATCCACGACTTCGTACGTTAGGGCGACGCCGGAAACACGCCCCGCAATACCGGGCGGCAGTTCAGCTTCGGCGCGGATTTCAAGCGCCGCGTCGGTCAGGTGCCACAAAGTAGCGCGGGGTTGCTTTGCCATACTTACTCCTTCGGGGAGATATCCGTCTGGTCGGCGGTAGCGGGGGCAATCTTCTTGGCAAGGACGGTCGCGGCCTCGGCGACCTGTAGCCCGGCAGACTTAACGGCGATGTCAATCAACTGCATCAGCGCCGCGGCTTCTTCCTTCGAAAATTCAATCTTGGTCATTTGGTCCTCAATAGGGTTATGCCGGCTCATCAGAATACGCGAGAACGCACCGGCAGTTAATAACTTCGCCGGCGTCGCCACTCGGGTCAAGCGGGTACATTAGGCCATTCGATGCAAACGGCTGGTCGATGGCAATCCGGCCCTCTGCCATACACGCCGTATGCGTGTCCCGCGTTTCCTTATCCGAAAACGCGAGCCATTCCTTTGAGCGGTACACGCCGCCCATCTCCTGCGCTTGGTCCCACGACCCCTGCGAGAGCGCACCCGCGGCCTCGGTCCGGGCAATCATCGTAGACCGCGCATCGATGCGCTCCTCGCCATAAACCGCAAGAGCCACGAGCCGGGCCGTCTCTGCGATAGTCATACCGGCCTTCTCTGACGCAACGAGGACTGACACCACTTCGTCAGCGGTCGTCTCCCCGACGCGCTCTGACAGCTTCTTGGCCCGCTTCTTAATGGCGTTCGTAACGGAAGTAACCGAGCGCTTGACAAGGCCAGACTCGACCGTATCCGCGGCGATTCCGGCCCCGACGCCAGCCACTTCGGTCGCGCCAAAGCTATACGTCTTGGCAATAAGCGGCGTAAATGACTCATTCCAGCTTTCGGCGAAGTCGCCCGTCTGCGCATACGCCTGACGCACGGCCTTCCGCGCCTGTGAAAAGTCACTAGCCGCGGAAATCGCCTTGGTCATCTTCGGGCGCTCGGCCCGGAATAGCGCCTCTGCCGTAGACTTATAACCCTGCTCGGTACGGTCAAGCTCGGCGTTCGCCCGTTCCCACAGGCTACGCTTGCGAATCGTGTCCTCGTCCGCCGGCGCTGACATCGGGGCCGGTGGCGCTTCGGGCGCTTCTGGCTCCTCGGGCGGCGGCTCGAAACCTTCTAGGCCGGCAACCATTTCGTTGATAAGCGCCGGGTCGACATTCGGGAACGCGGCAAGGAGCGCGGCCTTAACGGTCTGCGGCGGCAGTTCCTTTTCTACGAGGGCTTCGAGCAGTTCGACGAGTTGCTCGATTTGCTCGCCTTCGAGCGCGTCCTCGAAGTAAGCGCGGACCTGCAACCGGTCGATACGACGCACGGGCGGCTCGACAACGTCCGGCGTTGCACCTTCGCCGGGGACGGTATCGGTCGCGCCGGCAGTAATCTGCTTCGCCGTCGGTCCACCGACCTGTGGCATCTCGTTATCGGTTGCCGGGGCCGTGTCCATAACGTCGGACGGGTTAATAACGGCAACCGCGGCAGGAATAAGGTCCTTGCCGGTAGTCTTAAGGATGCTGTCGGTCGGGTTGGGAAGCGGTGAAAGCCGGATAGCGGAGCGGCTTTCCTCCCACGTCCGCAGACCCATATCGTATTCGGCCCGGATGCGCGTCGAAGTCGCCACGTCGTCCTCGACAAGGTCGCGGAGCATATCGTGGTCATACGTCACCCAAACGTCGCCGAACTCCGGGGCCAGCCAATGATTAATTTCGTCCTCAAGGACGGAAAACATTGGTTCAATCGTATGCTGAACCAGTCGTGCGCGGGCCTCGACGTACTGAACACCGGAAAGTCCGCCATCGCTCGAAGCAGAGCCGATGCCAATCATCCGCGGGTCGACACCGAACGCGGCGCAGATATCCTCGCGAGAGATGCGGCGCAGGTCAGGGAATTCAAGGTCGGAAAGGGTAAAGCCAAGCGGCTTAATGTCCTTAACCGCGCCGAAGAACGCCGGCGTACCACGCTTGCCGCGGTCGACGATACGCGCTTTATAGCGGTCCTGCATCGTGGCGGCATCTTCGCTCGTCGCTTCGTCCGACATAATAACGGCAAACGTCGGGGTACCGTCGTTCGTCACGACCTGCCGGACGTACTGCGTCGCTTCGTTATCGGCGAGCATCGAACCAATCGCCGTTGCGCCGCGGGGATAGCCGAACACGTCCGCCTGAAACGGACGCGGCATATCGAGGTCTTTAAAGTGAAGCAGGTCTTCGACCGGAACCTGCACAACGATGCCGGCCCAATTCGCGTAGTCATAGCGCCGCGGGTCGCCCTCGGGGTCAATCCAGACCTGTTGCATCGCTTCCGCGTTAATAGGGCGGAGTGACACCGGAGGGCGATTAGGCGCGGTGCGCTCTAGCTGAAAAAAGGAATTGCCATACCCGAGATAATCCACGGCGAACTTAGCGCGGAACTGACGCGCCGTAAGCCGCGGTGCCGGATAGTCGAGGAGCTTCTGCAGGGGATGGTCGTCGCCGACCCTGCTTTCATAATTGCCGCGCTCTTTAAGTACGACGAGCGGAACGGATGCAACGATATCAGCGACGGCCCGGATACAGGCGTGTACCACGGGATGCTTGCTGAACCCCTGCACACGAATCGTTGCGCCGTCGTACCGGTACTCGCCCGGGTTTGCCGTGCGCACCAACGCCATCTGCTGAGAGCCAGCCGGGAAGTTCGGATACGACAGCGGGACGATAGCGCGGGTTTCCTCACCGGCTCGTCCCGACAAGGCGCGTAGCGCATTACCTACGCGCATCAACAACGATTGGCGCTGTGGTTCAGTCAAGATGTAGCCCCGCGATTAAAAGGCCGGTCGGTAAACAGTAACCTGCGACTATGCAAGTACGCAAGGGGTAATTATATAACGAACGCATCGGCGCTTTGTAGCATTAGCGACGTAAGTGCCCATACCAGCGCGTCTACCCGGTCGGGGCTGTCAATCCCGTGCGTATCAGGATGGAAGTTAAGCATCTGCCGTTCAAGGGTCGGGAACTCGCCGACGTGAAAAATGCTGTTGGATTCGTATAGGGCATAGACGGGTTCGGCCCGGGCGTACTTGCCACGGCTCGCCCGGACATCGATAACCCGCACCGACCGGTCGACCGTCTGCACCGTACTCTTTACAAGGTCGCCGCCCTGATTCGTTTCGGCAACGATGCTGGCATTCCAGCGCCTCGCCGCCTGAACAGCGACCGTCGCCCATTGGTTCGGACTAAACCGGCCCGACAAGTCCTCTAGGACGTACCCCTTCTTGTTCTTGTCAATACCGCAGACGACAATACCAGTTTCGTTGCTTTCCATCGTGGCTGTCATCGCCGGGTCGACGCCGACAAGGATACGGCGCAGGTCCGACGGGGCGGACGGAATACGGGCGCGTTCGATTTGTCCGCGGGTCCAGAGGAGGCCGGCGCTATCCTTGCTCCAGCGGCCTTCGAATACGTGAGCATATCGGGCCGGGTTCTGTAGCCGGATTTCCTCGGCCTTTTGAATCCACGTTTCGGAAAGGTTATGCCGGTTATCCTGCCACGTCGTGTGGATGTAAAGAGTATCCGGGCGCGGCTCTTTGACGAACATCCGAAACAGGAAATGCTCTTCGTTGGTCGGATTAAGGACGATAATAACCCGGTTGGGCAAGGTCTTATGACGGATTGATAGGTCAATCCGGTCAAACGTCTCCTCGTCAATAAGCTCCTCGGCCTCGTCAAGCACCCACGTCGTAACGCCCTGAATAGACTTTAGGGCGGCGGTCTGGTTGCCGGAGCTAGTCTTAATACCGCGGAACAGGATACGGGAGCC